GTACAATACGTAATAAGGTTGCGCAATATGATACATTAACAAAAGAATTAAGATATAGTGGGACTACAATATTTAATGTAGCTGTAATTGGACTGGGAGCTGGTGTCGCACCAACTGTCCTTTTTATGCCAACTGGTTTCCCCATAGATATATTTGGATTCGCCTTCAGCTGTACTGTTGTACGTAATTCAATAGGTGATTATACTCTTACTTTCCCTGCTTCATCTGGTCCTAATATGCTTACTGCTACTATAACAACTGGTGTAAATGCTCTTATAACTGCTCCAATTACTGGAAGTAAAATAGTTACCGCAATAGCGACAGCATCAGATACTATAAGGATAAATTATGTGTTTGCTGGCGTAGCTTTTACTGATTTAGCAGGCGGTGAATACATATCATTGCGAATTGAATTTACTACTCTTTAATATTTCTCTCTCTACGGTAGATACAATGGGCGGTTCAGTTGGAAAATTCGCAGTAAATGTCGCTAAAGCTGGAGCTAAGGCTGCCACAACTGGAGTACTAACATACGCAATTCCTATCTTCGGCCCTTTAATCGCTGGAGCTATTAACTCTTTGTACGCAGAAGGTGGTGATGTACAGGCAATCAATGATAAAGTAAAGGACATCGCACCTGATAATGCCAAGTTCAAAATGATTAATACGCCCGAGGCTCTAAAGAAAGCCATCCAAGATCATCCAGAAGCAGCAAGAAAGGCTGGTCTTACTGCTGATAAGATTGATGAAGCAGTTGCCAAGATGGAAGAGCAGAAGGCCACTATGGCGAAAGGTGGTATGGTTATGAAGAAAGCTATGGCGAAAGGCGGTATGGTTATGAAGACTAAAAAGGAACGTTCTCCAGCACAGAAAGCAGCTACTGCTAAAATGTTGGCAGCACTCAAGGCCTCTAAAGCTAAAAAATAAATACTAATAGTAGAATGAAGGAACTTTTTAAGGGAGTCACAAAAAATGACCTATTAAAATTAAAAGATTCTAAAGCAGTTCCAATTACGGCGCATAGCCACGAAGTCGTTGTACCAGTAGTTTATGCGACACGTGTGAAAGAGTTTATGCGTAAAGAAGGTATGCGTGTTCCATTGAAGCCTGAAGAGTTACAGACTTTAAAACAAAAGGCTAAACAGACAGACGGCAAGATGGAAGCCTACGCTAAAGGTGGAACTATTAAACTTAAAAAAGTCCGAGCAAAGAAAATTAAAATCAATAAAGACGTTGTCAAGAAAGGGAACGTAAAACAAATTGTAAACATTAAGTTAGGGGAGAAGGTTATTAGACGGCCGTCTACAAGGGCTAAGGCGATAAGTAGGGAAAATATCCCTATACGTCCTGGCGTTTCCACATTTCCTATTAGCAATCAACCATCTTATGAAAGAATGATACCCTCAACTGGAGCAGTAACAAATGTACCATTGCCAACAACATCAAATGTGGCAGCTGTATCAACAATAGCTAAGCCTCAAGCAATGCCAGTTACTGTTAAGCCAACTGTAACTGATGTACTACGTGGATCAAGTGTAGCTAGAGAAGCCGCACTTGCTGGTCAAAGAAGAATAGAAGCTCAAAGACAAGCAGCAGAAGCAGTACCACGTAGATATACAGGATTAACAGAAAGAGGACCAGGTAATCAAGCTAAAAAGAGACCAGTGGTTGCGCCAGTAAAGCTCTAAATACCCCTTAACATTATCAGCTAGCCAATTCTAGATACGAAAATATCTAGGATTTACCTGTAAATAACATTTCTTAGATACATTCACTCTAGATTTATAACTAATATAGAGGGGAATACTGATATAAAAATTTTTATATCACTCTACAGGGAACTTTTAGATATAAAATCTAGCATTTTCCCTCTAGCCTGAAACTTTAGTTATAAATCCGTGATTATAAAATCTAAATAATTTCTATATCTAGAATATAATGGCCGCCTCCGACATCCACAACAAAGACATTGAAGAACATATTAAAAAGAATCGCCCACATCTCAAGGCTAATAGTATTGCGACGTACAGAAATGCTATTAAGAAAGTGTATAAGTTATGCGAATTCCCTACAGGAGTTGATGCGACCTACAGTTTACTATACACAAACCCAAAGAAGGTAATCGAAACCCTTCAGAGCCTACCAGCCAACATTAGAAAGACATACTATGCGGCTCTTGTAGTCTACTGTGGGGACAAGGATAAGACGGCACTAAAGATGTACAGTTCAGAAATGCGTGATGACATTTCAGCATACACCAAGGAACAGGCCACCAATAGAAAGTCTGACCAGCAAAAGGAAAACTGGCTTACATGGCCTGAAGTCCTACAAGTTGTAGAAACGCTCAGAAAGAAAGTCATTCCCCTATGGAAAGAGACTTCTCTAACAAAGGCCGAGTACAATCTACTACAAAGTTACATACTTGTGAGTTGCTATACAATGATTCCTCCCCGTCGTGCTAGTGATTACATTAACCTCAAATACAGAAATGATTCAGAGTTGGATAATTTCTATAATAGTAAAAAAGGTCAGATGCTATTCCGCATATACAAAACTGCTAAGGTATATGGAACGCAAGAGGAGACAGTTCCCAAGATACTGAAGACATTACTTAATAAGTGGATTAACAAGAAAGATAGTCTTACTGGGGGTCTTGCCAACGTCGCTAAAAGTGATTATATCTTTAATGGTCCAGGAGGTAAGAAATTCTCCAATGGCGATATTACAAATACACTAAACTATATATTTGATAAACGCATTAGTGTTTCTATGTTACGTCATATCTTTATCACTGATAAGCTAAGCCCTAAGATTGAAGAGCTAAAGGCCATCGCAGGTGATATGGGGCACAGCGTCTCCCAACAAGCGCTGTATGTTAAGAAGGATTAAATCTGTTTTGTATTTATCTAAGTACAACTTACAGTAGTACCTTACTTTTAGTTCTGGATCTTTATAGTATCTTTTTAAATTAAATGTAGTAGCTAATGAACCAAAGAAATTATCTTCTACATTCATACCAATCTCATAAATAATACAGTCGGTCGGCACATATAACATATTTGCGAATCCTGCTCCGTGCGGTCCGAATATAAGTTTAGCATTTAAGAATACATCTGCCTGTCCATCTTTTTCTTCTCCAGTAAATACAACAAATGTTGGGTATAGTTCCTTTAGTCGCCTGATTAATTCTTCATCATAATCCAATTGTCTAGGGCCTTGTCGCTGTAAATATACAATCGGTCGGTCGGTCGGTCGGTTGGTCGGCGCATATTCTTTTAGCATTACATCTCGGTATTCTTTTAGGATTTCATCAGGCGGTCTATATGTATCAAATAAGGCTGGAACTTTAGTTCGTGGTAGAACCATTGTATATAGTCCTTCTTTGAATAAGTAGAGTGTATCCTTTTGGATAGGTTTAAATCCATTGTAATTATTTTCGGGTGTATCTGAACCATTTAGAATTTTATAATAAGACCAATCAGGGAAGCGATTGGCTACATAGTTATAAATTGGAAGATGCTCAATAAGAGCGTGGTAATGATTTGAAAAGGATGGCGCACAGTAATAAAAATTATTAGATGTTGTAATCTCAATAGCTTTATTCTTATCAGGTTTATTTTTATCCTTAAATATATTCTCATCCATATTTGTTCCAAGCACTAAAACATTATCATCCTTCATTATTAGATTATTATGTATATATACAGGACCTTCAATTAATTTTAATGTAGCTTCTTCTATATCAGAGTCAATATATTTTAATGTCATTCCCATTTGTTTAGCAATTAATTTATTTACTGTAACAGATAAATCACGGGCTTCTTTATGTTTACCCTCTTCTAATGTTAAATAGTTTCTCTCATTTGTATAATATACTAATTCACTCCTATCTGTTAGATTGCGTACAATAGTATTATACTTTCTAAAGTTTTCACTATCACCAAGTGAAGCAGATAAACTCATCATCATAAGTATAGTATGAACATCTTTCGGTTTTCTTTCATATATCTTTTTGTATGCTTTATAGGATTCTTCAAGATCTGTTCCATAATATAATACAATTGCTATTGCTTCTTCTTTAATACTTTTGGGCATAACTTTATTAGGTAATTTTACTAATAGTTTAATAGTTTGTAATATGATTTGTTTCTCTTTTAGAACCGAACTTTTATTCATATCCCATTTAAGTTTATGGAATAAAGTCACTGGACTAACTTTTAGCTTTTCCATTCTACTAATAGTTTTAAAAAAATCTACGCTTGCGTGGCGCAAATGCGAATTGATTTAGGGCTTTGTCAATGCTTTCAAGTTTAGCCACTCGCTCCTCATCTGATGTATCCAATTCTATCTTCTCTTTTTGGAACTTGCGTTGGCGTGGTTTCCTTACAGGCTTCTCTTCCTCTGATGTCTCTTCAACATCGCCTTCATCAGCTTCTATGGATTCCTTCACAGCGGCAGCAACGGCTTTATCCTTCTTGATATACTTATAGATCGGCACTTTGAACGTAATGTATTTTGATTTGAGTTCAGCCTTTTTCTTAGCTTCCTCCTCCAGTAGTTTAGCCACTCTTTCCTTTTCAGCCTTCTCCTTTTCCTTCTCGGCCTTAATAGCCAGGCGCTTCTGGGCGGCTTCTGCTTTCTTAGCTTCCTTAACAGGGTCTACAGGCTTCGGGCCTTTGACTGCCTCGTCTTGTAATTTCTTGAGTTGCCGTACCTGAACTTTATTGAATTTGATTTTAGTAATTAACTCAGGGTCAATTGTAATTAATTCTGTCTGGTCTGTTACATTTGCTTTCGCATTAAATTTCTTTTTCTGCTTAGGAACTACGGCAACTTTTTCGTTTTCAGATTCGCTTGATGTATCTGACAACTTGGAATCCATTATATTATGTGCGTAGATAATTAATTAAAAATAAAAATATCACTAGTAAATATATGGAATTTCCTGGAACACGCCTAAAACAATTATTGCCCGTCAGTCGTGATGACATTGATATAAGTCAATGGAAATCTGGTAATGAACCTATTACAATGACATCAATTGTTGATGGAGAAGTAGTAGAACATAAGCCCTATGATTTCAGTAATATATTCCAATCACAACCTGCGCCCGCCGAAACACCAGCTCTAAGTAATGAACCTAGTACTACTGGATTTGAACCAAGGTATAGTCGGAACTGGACAATGGCCTTAGAGAATAATCTAAAAGGACTCGTACAATACATTAAGAGATGTGACCTAATAGGTGGAAATGTACTAGAGATTGGATGCTATGAAGGGAGGGGCACACGCCTGATTGATATTTTCTTTAAGCCCTTGGTATTTGTATGTTGTGATCCATGGGATGTGGCGTATGAAGTTATTGGATATCACTTTAAAGACCAGGATATGCGCTATGAATACTTTAAACATAACACTCAGCACCTAGAAATTACCGAAAAGAAAATGACATCTGATAAGTTCTTTGAAAGCAATGAAATGCTATTTGACTTCATTTATATTGATGGGGATCACTCCTATGAACAGGCCTCAAAGGATTTAAAGAACTCTTTAAGTGCCCTGAAGATTGGCGGTCTCTGTATAGTTGATGATTATGTTTGGGAGGACTTTGTTAATCCGCAAAACCCTGTGCGCAAGGCCGTCAATGAATTTGCCTCTGATAATGCTAAAAGAATTATTAGAGTCAGTTTAGATGATGATAAACAGTTTGCGTTTATGCGAACTGAATAGCTTGGTAGGGGACAATTCCACCACGGGCAAAGGACAGCTTTCCACCTGAAACATATTGAAGTAACTTATTCATAGTAGCCCCAATGTTTGTAATTGTTTTAATTGTCTTTGTAGATTCCCTTATTTTTTGATTCTGTAATAGGCTTGATACATCTTGTTTTATGAAGCGCTTTACATCGGCTGTAACATTGAATGACTGGTTGTTCTGTTGTAGCAAATACATAACCGCATCCTGGCAGTTGTTCTTAAAGGCATCGTAGTTTGAATAGAAGTTTTCAAGGTTAGTAACACGGGAAAACATTTCCCCAATAGTAATCGGCTTTCCCACAGGGATTTCAATTTTTTCCTCCCCCGAGGATGGCGAATATGCTTTTACATTAAAGACTTCATTCTTTTCTATTAGCCATTTGTTATTAATAATCAGATAGAGATGAAACATCTTATCATAGCCGACTTCCTTTTTGACTTTGTTCCATTGGCCAGCTGATATAATGTTCAAGGCCGTATTTACCCATTGCTTTAAAGGTGTCCGTGCTATTTCTAATGTTTTAACTTCTACGTTCTGATTAGCTTTGAGCCAATTAGAGACTTTTACTGGTATAACACTATTTAGAAATGTATCTAATGTTTTTTCAACTACTTGTGATTCATCTGCTGGTAATGCTTCTGTACCGACTTCATAATTTCTATCTACAAATTGATCTAATATGGCTACTGGTGCTAGTGATAGGCCTCGTAATACTGTATTGGCAACCGATGGTAAATTAGTCGTGCCGACTGCGAATGACTTTCTATGTTTTTTCGATGGCTGAAACATTTTCTAATACTAGTATAGAAATGATTTCGTATTGTGCCGTTCAAATGGAACGGTTTAAGATATGGTTCTGTCGTTGTATGTGCCAGGTTTCTGGTAATGTGACTGCCAGCCCTACAAGTTTAGCTATAACTTAAATCGTTGCTTATAGTCGGCTATGGATGCTTTGATTGTAGGCTTATTCCAAAGTATCCATCTTGATAATGCCCCTGCTGTAATAGGATTGTTCCAGTCTTCCCGTGGCTGATGACGCTTTAAATAGGCTGCCTTTTTAGCTTCATCACCTGAAGTCGTAAAGTCTTGTGCGCCCTTCTGGCCAAAATGTACTATGCGTGTTCCAGCGTCTGATAAAAAAATAGCCGTCATTTTTTTATTAGCTGTCGTAGATGGCTTGATACTGATAAGTTTCATTCTATTATTGTTAATATTATCTTTTAATAACACAGTCACGGAACTCATTGATAAGTTGCTTATACGTTGATACACTAAGTACAGGCTTAATAACACCATTAACATTCCTTACTATGTCGCCGTCATCATCAAGATAATTGGTAAAGTATTCACACTTACAAAGTTCCTTACTCTTATGAGGGCAAACACTAATATAACTCTTAGAAGCTCCACCTTCTTCTTTCAACTTTTTTAACATTCTGCTATAGGCTTCATCATCAAGAAGATAAAATGGTTGCTCCATATGCTTCTTAAGAAACTCTGCTTTAGGGACTAGAATAGTTTTGATAGACATCTTGGAATCGCTCGGAATAAAAATAGGCTAAATCAGCCGTCAAATTTTATTTTTTTGATTTTTATTCGTCAAGGTCTTCATCATTGACATAGCCATCAGTCTCTGATAAATGTTCCACAATAAGATGATAAATTATTGCCCTACTAGTAGTAACTTCACCATAATTATCCTTATATGATTTAATAGCATCATCTAATCCATAAGCATATAGTAGGCACATTATTTCAAAGTCTTTTAGTTTATTTACATAGTCATCTACTTCTTCGTGAATAATAATAGGTTTGTTAGTAACAGTTACTGTACCGTATTCGCCATCTACCCATTCACCATCTGGGCCATCATACCCAAAGATTATTTGATTAATTTCAAGGCAAGCGCCGTCAATATTAAAACTTGATAGAAGTTCGGAAATGGACTTTGACATCTTTGGAGGACTTAAAGGATTTGTTTGCTCGGAATAGGTGAATTATTTGGATTGCTCAGATTAAAAATAGGGGGTTTCCCATTTCAAATTTTATTTCTGTGTTTCAATTTTTTTAATTTTATACTTATTCAAAGTGTGCCAAATATGTCGTCGCGAGCGCCCGTGTAAATCTTCTCGCCATTCTCAAGTGCGACTAAAGGGGCAAGTGATTGATAGGCTACGTGTAAGTCTTTATTAATCCTCTTCATCGCATTATAAATAATAAGAATGCCATTCGCTTCTGCGTCAAACTGTATATGTACCTCTTCCATGTTATTTGTAGGAATATATTTGGCATAACTTGGGAACAACGTTGTGATAATAATTTTAATGTTTGATGCGTGGAGCTGAAACTCTTTAAGTTTTTTAATGACTTTTGCGTCATGTGGAATTTCTAGTCTCATTTTGTAGGTTCTCATTTTGGAGTTTGTTCTTTGGATAAGTAGGTTGCTTAATTCGCTTCAGACTTTGAAAGGAGAAAATTGCCGTCAAATTTTATTTTAAGAAGTTGGACAGTAACGTAAAAGTCAATTATTGATAGAAAATTTATGATATAAGGTGAAAAGTCCCGTTAAATCTCATTTTAATCTGGACTATCGTGTTTTTCATTTCTTATACGAGACATTATAATAATTTAGTATAATTTAACCTATTTTTGTATTAGAGAAATATTGGGCTAAAGAAAAAGTGTGAAAATGGATAATGCTCCGAGTGACTGGGTAATGCTGGGAGGGGTCAGAATATTTTTTAACACTTTTTTTTTTATTTTTTTTTCCTAAGCTCAAATTTCTTTTCCAGACTACTCAGAGCATTATCCATTTTCATACTTTTTCTTTAGTCCAACTTTTCTATAATACAAAAATAGGTTAAATTATACTGAATTATTAGGTTGTCTCGTATAAGAAATGAAAAACACGGTAGTCCAGAAAAAAACAGAGATTTAACGGGACTTTTCACCCTACACTCTAAATAATTTGTCAATAATTGATTTTTACGTTATGTCCAACTTTAATTCTCCGGTCGTCTAAAAATTGACGCGTGTTTTTGGTCTAAAGATTATCTACGGATAGAGTATAGAAGATGCCATCCCTAGAATATCCCTGTGAGTTCTGTAAGGTTGTAATGCGTCGTGACGCTATAGCTCCTCACGTTAAAGCTAAACATACTGAAGACTTGAAGCAAAGGTTTTTTAAGGAGTATACTGAATCTGAAAGAAAAGAAGGTACAATTATCCATAAAGTAATGGCCTATAAAGACGCAATCACTATGGCTATAGAGTCTGAAACAATTGAAGATGCCGAGTACTGGTTTGGTGTTAAGCCTGAACTATTTATAGAAGATGATACTAAGCCAACTGATAAAGGTCCATCACGCCTACAAAAGGCAAAGACAGCCTATCTACACTCCAAACAAAACTTGGAATTTCACCTGGAATTTATTAAGTCAATAGTTGATAGTATAACCCTACTTGATATGATGAAACATAATATTACTGTACTATCAACTAGTCCCGAATATATTAATCTTAAAAAGTCAGAGGGGAACTTAGCTAAAGAAAACAGGGACTTAAAAGAAAAAATTGATGCGTCAAGTATTAACTATACTAGGATTTTCCGTGAAAATGAAGAACTAAAACGTGCTATGGATATTCCTGATACTATCCAGTTATTACACTTTGAAAATAAAACTAATAAGATGAAAGCTGCTAACTATCAAACAGTAATTGAACAACAGAATTCACTATTAAAGACACAAGAGAGCAGGATTGAAGAACTGGAAAATACTATTAGGCAAATCAATCTAAATGCTGACTACAAGATCTTTACTTTAGAAAGTACTGTAAGTGAAGAAGTTAGTAAAGCAGTTAAAAAGGCTGAAAAAGACGCAGAGAAAAAGATTAAAAAGGAATTTAAGGCAAAGGAGGAAAAGAAGAAGAAAGCTAAAAAGATGGCCAAAATTGCGGAATTAAGTTCTGATTCCGACTCGGATTAAAAAGCATATCACTGTAAAAAAGTAATGTCTTTGTCTAGGTTCATCTTATAGCAATAATAGGCACAATCAAAATTACATCTATTAGATTCTATCTTTTCACCATCAACTATTTTTTCAAACTGAATACGTTTTCTTGGTATAATAAGTTGTAGATTTCTATTAGAGAATAGCTTTCTAACATATTGAGTATTTATCTTAGAGATAGGTAAGATTAGTATGAATGGTTTGTCTAATAAGACAAGACGCTCTAAGATAGAGGATATAAGACTAAAAGGAGGATTTGATACTACTATATCTCCCTTATTATGCTGGAAGAAATCCTCATCTTCTCCCCCATCTACTGTAAATCCTAACTCTTTAAGATAGTTAAAAGACTGGCCGTTGCCGTAAAAGGCCTCCCATAGTACTTTATCCTTTGGAAGTAGATGTTTAATAGAATCCCAGGCAGAGTACGGGGTCATATAGTCATCGTGTTTAGAAAATGTTTTTGTTTCAAATCCTGCCATGCTATACTTAATTACTATAATTTAAAGCTCCAAAAATCTATATGAATAATTAGAATGTCTAACTATTCATATCAATACAGACAAGCCCTACACAAAACTCTTTTATCATTCGCAAGAGATCCGTCAAATACGGATACTATTTATACAATTCTAAAAGAGCACAATGAACAAGTAGTTGTAGTAAAAGATGATATATCATTTGATGTCAGTAAGCTAAAGGATAAAACAATTGCCACTCTTAATAAGTTTCTGATGTTATAGTATAATGTTTGGCAGAGTACAAAGTGGCATTTTTGGTGATAGACGACGACGTGTAGCTCCAGCTCCACAGCAACAAGAGAGACCTCGGTCACCATTTCCATTACCCTTAGGGCCACCAGCTCCACCAAGAGAATTACCTTTTCCCGATGCCCTTCACGGAGAGAGACCACCAGTTCCAGTATATGTACATCCAATTTATATGCGGAATAGATCTATTGGTGAACAAGTGGCACAACTACACGAAAATCGTAGCGCAATACAACAATTAATTCCCAGAACAAATGTGGTAGTACAAGCACCAGGAGGTCAACTTTTTGATGCTGGTCAAATACCATCCAGAGAGGAAGCAAGTGCTATAAGGCAGTACGAAAAAGCAATGAGAGGAAGAGATAATCTGGCCAAGGGTGGTGTAATAAAATCATATGGTGTTGGTAGTTCATCAATAAAAGATGTAATAGTTTCAAGTAGAGGTGGAGCTGGAGGGGGTGGAAAACAACCGCCAAAACGTAATCCCACAGATATTAGGAATGAAATTAGCGATATTGATGATGAATTACGTAGATTAAAAAGAGAAAGAAAGAGACTACAAGAGTCAAATGACCCAGGAGCTCCAGCTCTAATTGTAGAAATCAATAATGCTATTAGTATGTTAAGTCAAAGAAAGATTAAAGTTATGCGAGACCTTTAAAGTAATTTCTATTTATATAACATAATGGCACCAACCCACCGTCAGAATGTATTAAAAAAATATAAATTAGAAGATAAGTCATATTCATTAAATGAACTATCTAAAATAACAGGCATTCCGATGTCAATTCTACAACAAGTCTATAATAGGGGCATAGGAGCATATAGATCCAATCCTCAGTCCGTTAGATTAAAAGGGTCGTTTAAGAAAGGTGTCAACGCACCACTTTCTATGAAGTTAAGTAAAGAGCAATGGGCATTTGCCAGAGTCTATTCTTTTATTGATGGAGGTCATACACAAGATGATGACTTGAGAAAAAACTCACGCTATAATATAATGGAACAAAAAGGAAGTCCCCCTCGTTCACCTCCCCGTCCAGCTTCACCTAAACCCTCCCCTAAACGTCCAGCCCGTCCACGTCCCCGTCCTCGTACAAGTGGTAATATTCAAGAACCTGAGGGTAAACCAGATAGTAGTAAAAATCTAAATACTGAATATGCCGTCGGTGGTACAGTCTCTGAGGGAATACTTCTCCGAAGACCATATAACCATTGTATGGCAGGTATGACCTCATTTGAACACGGTATGGGACACTATAAAGGTATGTCGCATTCTATAAGGTATAATCCCACCAATCAAAACTTCGCACAAGCTACATTTGTACAAGGTGGATACTTTCCTGATGCTGACCATAGACTAATTTAATTTCTATAAGTAGAATGAATGTTATTAAAACATATCAACTCTATTTAAATACAAAATCAGCTGACCTTGGATCTAGTAGCAACTGTACGTTCATTATCAATCCTCCACTTGTCGTCAGTCACACAAATAATCGATTTTTAATGGGAGTAAAGATGGCTGAAATTCCATATAGCTTTAACCAGCTAAACAGCGAATGGGTGACTTTAACCATATCATATAATGGAACTCCTAAGACTTTAACATTTACACAGGGTAATTATAATGCCCCGCAACTGGCTACGGAACTAATTACACAAATTGTCGCAAGTGGCCTTGGTCTACTATCAACTAACTTCAATATCACGTACGATGCTACTCGTGCTAGGTACACTTTTCAAATGGTGGGAACTGGCGCTAATCCGATGGTGCTAAACTTTGCGTCTAATACTGTTCTTGGGACAATGTTTGGAATGCCAACCAATCTTACGTTTACGGTTACGGCTGTTACAAGCACTAACAAGATTAATGTCAATCCTGTAACGTCAATCTTTATACGGTCAAACACCATTAAGACGGCGGCTACGTATGAAGAAATCAATACATCTTTTAAGACTAGTAACATTTTAGCTAAAATCCCTGTTCCGCTGTTGCCTAATAGTATTATATACTTTCGAAATGATTTCAGTACTGAACTCATAGCCAATCAGAGCATTGACACTATAAATCTATTCGTCACTGACAATCTCAGTAATAATACCCTTGACATGTCAGGCGTTAATTATGGTTTAATGATTATTGTGGAAGAAATGATATTACCTGATAAGCAAGAAACAGATAAGGCTTTACCAGTTGGCCCGAATGATAGTTTAACATCGCAGAGAGATACTTTACTCAATGAACTGATGGCTAAGAAACTTCGTCTTACGGCCGAGCTCAACGCTAAAAAATAATATTACACTATAATATAAATGTCTTCTTTCCTCGGCAACCGTCAAGAAACAAACTCGTATGAAACTGTTGCTGCCCCGTCTTCCCTAGATTCCAATGACTCCCCCCAGGCGATGAAGGGCTCAGTCCGCCAAGTGTCTGTTGCGTCTTCAAGTGGTGACCAGTCAGCCTCTGGTCTAGTTGTATTCAATATCTCGGCCGCCAATGCTTCTATCACCCGAAAGTCTATGTTCATCCGTGCCCGTGTACAAGTAAACTACACGGCTACACTGGCACTATATGCCTCTGCTGCCGATACTACGGCCTTCCAAGGCCCTGGTGTCCTCGTAGCAGCTGATACAATGGCCACAACTGGCTCGGCACTATCTCAGACTGGCGCTGTTATTCAGCAACTCTCCAATGCGTACTCTATTGTACAACGCAGTACGCTATACAGTGGAGGCGCAGTGGTTGATCAAATCAACTTCCTCTGCGATGTTATGTCTGGTCTAATTCTACCCCACGCAACTAACCGTGACTGGCTGACTACGGATGGCGCGAATCTCATCGCTGTGGCGCAACGTGCCATACCGTCTGTATCTGTAACCACTGGTGGCAATCTGTACTGGGATATTTGCCTCCCCGTCCCGCACTCTTGCTTCAACTCTGAACGTGATTTCCCGCTATATCTACTTGGCCCTGGTACACCTCTCAGCCTTCAGGTTGATTTATCCGCTATTACACGTGCGCTAAAGCTCGGCACAACTACTGCCCCCACATCCAGCAACTTTACGCTCAGCCAAGCGTCGCTAGTGTATGAAGCAGTTGATCTACCTGGCGAATTCGTGGACTCTATGCGTATGCGTGTTAAGTCTTCCCCGTTTATCATTCCCCAGCTCTCATACATTGTGACGCAATTACCGTTAAGCGCTCTAGCCAGCTATACCTGCGGTCTTAACGTCTCTTCGCTAAGAGCGGCTTACGTAGTGCCGTTTGGCGCTGCCTCTTATAGCACTGATCCGACGGTGATTTTCTCTTATAACCGTGCTGGTGCGCAAGATGTTGGAATCACGGCTACAGCTGGTGTATATGCTACTACCAACGCTCAGCTCTTCTGCGATGGTCGCCTGATTAACAGCGTCAATCTTGACAACCCTGCGATGACTTTTGCGGCTCTTAAACAGGCGCTCAACGGCTCTATCAGCAACGCTCTAGTCCCGTCAATTGCCTCCCGTGAAACGTACAAACAGTCGTACTTCGCTATTGGTGTTGACTCAACAGCGTTCGGCGACCAGTCAACTGTGCTAGGTGGCACTCCTTGCTCCCAGGCGACAGTTTCGCTGACTAACTTCCAACAGAACCCTACTTTCCTGGCTACGGTCATCTTCGCATACGACAGTCTCATAGTAATTAAAGACGGTGTACTTGAAGTCAAACGCTAAAAAATAATATTATGATATAGTAATATATGGCATCCTTTCTAGGTAATAATCAATCCGTTGAAAATTATAGTACTGTGGCAGTCCCACAGTCATTACAGGGAAATGATTCACCAATGGCTATGCGTGGTAAAGTCCGTCAAGTATCTATTCCAAATGCTAATGGTGATCAAAGAGCTAATGGAAAACTTACATTCGTATTGCCCAATAATAATGTTTCAATTTCCCGTCGCAGTATGTTTATAAAGACAAGAGTTCAAGTAGCATTTCCAGATGGTACTGTTCCACCAGTAGGTAATACTACAAATACAGGTGTATTTTTTCAAGGTCCAGGACCAACTTCAATCGCAGGTGGAACTTTTAATAATTATAATATTACAGGCGGAGGGCTTCTCTCTCTTCCTACTTTTGGGGGGGGGCAACAACTTGGTAATGCTTATTCACTTATTCAACGTTCTACAGTATATTCTGGTTCTAAACCTATTGATATGATTGATTATGTATGTGATTTAATGTCTGGATTAATCCTACCTCATAATACTTCTAGAGATTGGCTAGAAAGTGATGGAGGTATTTTACTTAGTATTATTTCACAACAAAATCGTTCTACATCTACAGCTACAACAGGTGGATTTATATATTGGGATGTATGTATTCCAGTACCACATTCGTGTTTAAATTCTGAACGTGATTTTCCTGCCTATCTTGTTTCTGATTCAAATCCTTTATCACTTGAAGTTGATTTAACATCTTTCAATCGGGCATTCGCATATTATGCTGGAATGTCTCCAGCACCTATTCAAGACTATACACTTACAAGATGTTCTCTATGTTATGAATCTATAGAATTACCTCGTGAATTTATAGAAGCACAGCGTCTCGCAACAAAGAAAATACCATTTGTAATTCCTCAATTATCATATATAAATTATCAAATGCCTATGTCAGCATTAATAAATTATAATGTTAATCTTAAATTATCTTCTTTAAGAGCAGCTTATATTTTACCATTTAATAATACAAGATATATCCAAAATAATCTTGGCACTGCTGGTTCAGCATTTGGTTATCAGCGTAATACTGGTGATATAGCATTACCAAGTTTAACAGGTGATATTGCGGGTACTAATGCTGAACTTATATGCGATGGTGAACTTATAAATAAAGTTAGATTGGATAATATTCCAATGACTTTCGCAGCATTAAAACAAGCTATTAATGGTTCTATTACAAATTATTATACACCATCTATAGCTAATGTCATTTCATACAGATATGCTTATTATGCTATTGGAATTAACGCAACATTATTTTCAGATGGCTCAACAATAATGGGTGGTACTCCAGTAGATCAAGCTCAAATTATACTTACAAACTATATATTAAGCTCAACAACAGGCGCATACCTTGCCAATGTCATATTTGCCTATGACAGTCTACTAATATTTAAAAACGGAAAGATTGAAACCAAACGCTAATCCATCTTCATAAAATTTATTACTAATAAGTAATATGAAGGAAAGTCTATCCGACTTATTTAAAGCGTATGACAATGATACAGTTGATAAAACTGCGCCAATTCTAAAGAACACAAAGGCAGTTCTAATGCTTCTTGTTGGTAAGAAGCGCTCAGGTAAGACAAGTTTATGGCTAAGTATGTTAAACTCAAAGAAGCTATATGGCGAATATTTTGACAACATCTTTCTCATTAGTCCGTCTACCTCCGATGCCAAGACACAGCCGCTCATTAATGAATTGGATAAAGATGGTAAATTCTATAAAGAACTTACGGAGTCAAACATAGAATCTATTAAGGGTTATATTAAGGATGAACAGGCACGTATAAAGATATATGACAAAAAGAACAAGACTAAAACACCTATGCCACGCAATCTATTAATCCTGGATGATGTAATAGCAGACATCCCTCGCTCATTCAAAAAGAATGTAATTACATCCCTCTTCCTTAATATGCGTCACTACAACTTAAGTATATTCGTCATCTCCCAGTCCTACAAGCTACTACAAACTAATATAAGAAAGCAGATTGATATGTTGTATGTTTTTCCAATGACTAATCTTAAAGAGCGTGAGGCTATTCAGGAAGACTGGGATATTCCCGATAGAATCTTTGATGAATGTTTTGATGATGACTCAGATCACCCTTTCCTAACTGTGAATGTCACAGGTTCTAAGCCAGTCTTTTTTCGTAAGATGGACCGCATACAATAATCTCCACACAGTATAGAATGCCTATCGCACAAATTACAATAACCGTTGGTGATAATAATGCCGCTTTTAATTCTGGTAGTGTTACTTCTTTAACGCCTATTACGGTACAAAAACAAGTAAATTTAGCAGGACGTTATAGAGCAAGACTACTAGGAATAAACTATTGCGATGCGACTGCGGCTGGAACGGCAGTCGCTGCTAATATGATTGTTACAGTTGATTCTTCTACTTGGCAGTTTCCAGGTAATGGCCAGCGTGGATTTCAATTCTCTAATAAGACAGACCATATTCAATTAACTGGTCCTGATGCTCCACATTGGGAGATTCGTAATACTGGAGCTAATATGGATATAAGTATATCTGTTCAACAATTTCTTACTAATGGTACTGCGCCCTCTGGACCAAAACTTGATAATGCCGCATTCTGGTCCGCAACTACATTTATATTTCTGATTCTTACCCTTGACTTGGAGAAGATTGATGAAATGGTGTAAGAAACCGAGCGACTGTATGCCTCTTATATAGTTCGCCATCTGGGAATTGGTCAGCCATCAAGTCTTCAATACGTCTTAAAGCATTAATATGAGCCTGTGGGGATTTAGAACAGGTAAAACAATCTACACTACAAAGGCCTTCATCAGCATAGCAGTGTAGGGAGATATGTGACTCGTCCAAACATAATACAAATGTGGCGCCTGGCGGAGATTTTGTCCCGTCAAATACGATACATTTTTCACCGACTACACGGAGGCCTTCTTCTTCGCAAATAATCTTAAAATGGAATATTAGGTTTAGTATAACACTTTCAACATTCTTTTGTGGTATGAAGCACCGCAAGTAGTCCAACATACTATGTCGGCCTCGAGCCGTAGCTACTAGAATATCGCCAACAACTTTAGAGATGTCGCTCATATAATAATATTGAATTTTAAAAATATTCAATATTAATAAATGGACGGTATTCAAACTCCAGGTATTAATTATAATAGCATAGATGGTCTGACTACGGTTAATGCTACTACTATTAGTATTAACGGCTCAACAATCAATTTAGATAGTTATATACCTTATGTTGGCGCTGTTTCCAACCCTGACTTTAACACTCGTAGATTAACCAATATTGGTAATGCTATAAATCCACAGGACGCAGTGGCATTTAATCAGCTTGGTAGTTTTAGACAGAGTTCTATAGTAAATGGTAATACATCAGTTGTTTGTAATGCTATTGGTGATATAGAGAATAGATTCTCAACAATAGTTAATATTGCTAATAGTGTTATATGCTCGGCAGAAACTCAAGGATCTAAATTTCTATTCGGTCAAGCTATTACTTTATATACACCACAGCCAACACCAGTAATATGTGGCTACATAACTCCACTTAGCGCAGGTATTCTTGATATTTTTGGCGATACTACTTTAAATCTAACAGGTGGTACTACTTTAAGAGTAACTGCGCCTACAGTTTTTATTGATGGAACAATAAGTAGTAATGCGTCGCAAATTAAAAATATCGCAGATGGGACATTAAACACTGATGCGATTACATTACAACAATTGAATAATAAAAGATATGATACAATTCAAAATGGGGCAGCTGATGTTTTTGTTAATTGCGGTCTTAATGATTTAACACTTCAGGCTGGGCCTATTGGGAAAATAGAGATTGGTTCATTAATGGATTGTAATTCAAATACAATTAGTAATTTAGCAGCAGCTATAAATGCGGGTGACGCTGTTCGTTTTGATCAGCTTCCTGCTGCTCTCCCAGGTGCGACTATACAAGGTTCGTATGTTATTTATAATGGCACATCTTATATTAATAATTCTACAAATAGTGTAAATCTAGGCGCATATTCAAATGCGACAGCTACAAGTTCTGTAAATATAGGTGAATACGCAGGAGCTGGAAATACATCAGCTAAACAATGGATTGTAAATGTAGGACAAAGTACTGGAAGTTCAGGTCAAGGTATTCAGACAACAGCTGTAGGAGCATTCGCAGGAGCTGTAAATCAAGGACAAGGAGCTGTAGCAGTAGGATATAGGGCACAACGTACTAATGTTGGGTCAGTTGCTGGTAGTGTATCTATTGGCCAATTAGCAGGTTCTAATGATGTTGGAAATGATTGTGTAGCAATTGGTGGATATGCTGGATTTGAAACTCAAGGTAATAAAGCAATCGCAATAGGCTATCAAGCAGGATATAATAATCAATCTACCAATACAATCATTATTAATGCGACTGGTAGTCAATTAAATAGCGCAGTCTCAACGGCTACATATATTGCGCCTCTTAGAATTACTACAAGTGATAATAGTAGTACAATACGTAATAAGGTTGCGCAATATGATACATTAACAAAAGAATTAAGATATAGTGGGACTACAATATTTAATGTAGCTGTAATTGGACTGGGAGCTGGTGTCGCACCAACTGTCCTTTTTAT